GCAGGTGCCTAATGCACTACGTGGCTTTCCTACATACTTCAGGACAATGGAACCGTTGCCTGTTCCGAACTACGATCTTTTGGTTGAGCGAATTTTTCAAGGTGTTCGCTATGTTGATTGGAGCGACTATACTACGGCCAGGGTTGACACCAGTCAGATCAATGTGATCTCAGACCGTGTGCGCAAGTTGACCTCGGGCAATGATGCACCCATACTACGCAGTGCGAAGCACTATGTGCCGTTGAATAAGACCATGAAGTATCCCGAGACTGAATTTGGTACTGCTCAATCAGCTACTGGGGCTCAAAATGATGCATTTGCTGCGTCTGGTACAACTAGTCAATTGAAGGATGTCTATGTAATGGACTACTTTAGGCAGCCGAGCGGGGCACCTGCGAATTTGAAGGTGACGTCACAGGCGACTGTGTACTGGCACGAAAAATAGGTAGCCTGATATGAACGAAGTCGCAGTTCCCTTCGAGCCAAGCCACGTCAACGCCTTCGTTGTAACGTGGGTCCTCGTTAGATAGCCAAATGCAAGGTCTTCCCCAGTGTACTAGCTTCTTTCCTTTATATTTGTCCGTGCAGTAGAATTGCTCCTGGCAGCCTAGCCAGCTTTTGTAGTTCGGGAAAAACTTAAGTCCACCATTTATGTCGTCGAATATGGCGTACTCCACGTCGACAATTGGCTCGTCCAGGGAGAAAAGGCCTCCGAAGTAGGCATGTTTTCCAAGAGATCTGGCCCAGAGTGTTTTCCCCAGTCTTGTATCTCCGTACAAGCATAGAGATCTGCGTCTACCTGCGAGTATTAGCATCTCCTTATCGAAAGGGCCGGCTGGGGACGGGGATCAGCCGAGGGACGAGGCCCCCGGTCCCAGAGGTCCAACCCTCCCGCCCGGAGGGCACCATGTTATTAACTTACCAGTTACAGAAACATTAATGTTTGCTCCACACCATTCAGACAATCTTGGTGATCCAGCCAAGTCGAATTGTATTCCTGCCGGTGTTGCATAGTCGGCAGGGTCGGTCCGGTACTTCCACTCCACAAATTTCTGTAGGGAGGTGAAATTGCAGCAAAGCGCACGTGGGTCCATTTGTCCAACAAGGTCCCAAAAGTCTGCTGCAGATTCCGCAGCTGTAATCTCGCTCCACTTAGAGCTAGGTTTATCCATGCTGTCTCCGCACGGTCTTTCAAGTCCTCCACCGACCACATCTCCATCCTTTGTTGCATAATCCCAACCTTTTTCCGGAGTTCCGAATCCTGGGACAACGTTCGGGTGGCGACCCGCAACATCGAATTTTCGAGCGCTTGTAGTCTCGAATCGTCGTTGCCACATGCAGAAAGCATGTAGATGAACTCCCCCATCAGCATGCTCCTCTCGTCCGATGATGCACTCAGCTCGTAGAGATGCAAAGTGGTTAACCACGTCGAAAGGATCAAGGTCCGAGCACTGGGCGTAGGTGAAGAGTCCATATTTTGCGCTAAATCGAAAAGGTGGTCCCATGGTATACAGTTAATATTATACTGTATACCTTCATAGTGGGAGTGGGAGTTGGTGTGGTATATATAGGGCAGTCCGCGCGCCCGTGCGCGGTGTAATCACAATGTGCCGAGTTACCCGAACTGGTGTGGATCGTTGCCTGTATTCTGACGCGTTACGTAACGGTTGCTTTTATCATGAAACGTTACGCAAGGAAAAGGTCTGGTGGTCGTCGAGGTCGCTCCCGATTCGCCCGGCGCTCGTTCGCCAAGAGGCGTTCACCGAGAAGGACGGGACGCAAGGCAGGGATGACTCGAAAGCGGATCCTGGATCTGGTGTCCACAAAGAAACGTGATACTATGGTTGGCTACACCCAGAGTCAGACCGAGACAGGCCGATACTTTGTTGAGTTGTTGAGTGCGGACAACTTTCTGCTTTGGTGCCCGACGTCCCGCCTTTCAGCTGGACAGGGTACTGGGTTGCCTACTGTCCGCAATACTTCGAATGTTTTCTGGAAAGGATTTTCGGATAATTTCTCTTTGGAGACTGATACGTCCGACCCTTGGTTGTGGCGTCGCATTGTGTTTACTATGGCTCAGCGCTTTAGTGAAGAGAACATCCCAGCGCAGTATTACGTTACGGCTACCGATAACATAGTGGATATTGTGGGCCCGAGCACTCAGAATCCGCCTGAGCAGGTGCCTAATGCACTACGTGGCTTTCCTACATACTTCAGGACAATGGAACCGTTGCCTGTTCCGAACTACGATCTTTTGGTTGAGCGAATTTTTCAAGGTGTTCGCTATGTTGATTGG